ACCATATCTTGGGCTGATGTTGCATTTTTTTTCTTAAACTTTAAAAGAAAAGCTGTAAGTTTTTTAGCTAACTTTTTAATCATTTTATTTACCTCTTATTTAAATTGAATTAATTCAACTATATTATACACTAATTAGCTTATTGGTGCAACAGTATAGTAGATAGATTAATTGTATTATTTACCTTGTTGGCCATCTTTGATCAACATATATCTTTCGCCAGTCTCTTTTGAGACTAGAGAAAAACCATAAGCGGCTGCGTTAGCCACTGCTTCAGCTAGGGCTTCTTTGTCGGACGGATCGACATTAGCCATAGGAATAGTAATACCAGCATAAATATCCACATTTTCAAAGTTGCCGATATTTACCTTTCTATTTACTCCACATATAAAAACTGGACTTGTTGAAATTGAGATTTCACCTGACATTAAATTTACCACCTGGTCTATTGGAGAACCCATACTCTCTTCATGGGCACTCTTGTTAATTTTTGGCATATATTTTTAAACCAAAACTTTCTTTTATTGCTTCCATTGTAGCGGAAGCTTGATCTTCTATGGACATAGAAGAGGAATCTATAACGGTAGAGACTAAGTCTGAAAAAGATTCTATCTCTATTTCTGACCTATGGGCATTTTGTTCATCTGTCATGTATGCCCCATCTCTGTTGTAGATTCTTTCTTTTCTAATCTCATCAGAAGAGTCATATCTAATAATTAAACTATTTGGTCGAGCAAGAATAGCTTCTGCTTCATTCTTGAATCTGACATCAGATATGAATATACAGTATGGCTTAGCTTGGTCTTCTTCTACCGATCTGACGTACTCTCTATGCATCTTAGCAGCTTTTCTGACTCCCCAATCAGAAAAGCATTTTTCATAATGACTTCTGCAGAGGTCGCCGGCGTTCTGCAGGAATGTTCTTGGTTTACCACCAGAAAAATTTAGTGGCTCTGAATTTATGTCATGAACTAATTTGATAAAGTCATCGTAACTTGGTATATTTCCTATTGGAGAAGACCCATATACATCATATAGTGTCTCATGAATGCTGTACAGCTTTCTAGACTCGGCATTTAAGCCTTCTATTTTAGTCCTACTAGAGTACAGTTCGTATATCGGCATTGCAAAGAAAATGTGCTCCCATATAATGCCATCTCTAATATTATCAAAAGAAGCTTTGGGCACTATAGTTTCAGCAACTGAAGTTTTGCCAGTGGCAGCCTTGCCAGAAAGTCCAACTATAATAGGATAGTCTGGATTGTAGTTATATCTCATGGGTTCCATTATACCACTATTTTTCCTGTATTAGTTTTCTTGCTTCTAATTGATTTAGGAACTCATTAGCTAAAGCGTCTGGCTCCCAAACAAAGTTTCTCTGCACTTGCAGAACTCTAAACTTATACTCTTCTCTTATGTCCTGTATGGTCATTAACAAGGGGAGTAGTGCCTCATTCTTGCACCTCCACGTTCCGTTTATGTGATTAGCCACAACCGCAGAATCAGTGTAGATAATTGGATCTATGAAATCAGACATAGAACAAATCAATAAACCAGCTATTACGGCTTCATACTCTGCTTCATTATTACTTCTGGCCCCAAGTCCTCTAGCAAACTGTGCTACTTTTTTTCTATTCTTATAAACTACTGCAGCGCAGGAAGCTTCACCAATCTTCTTTTGCCCCTGTCCCCTAGAAGCTCCGTCGCAAAAGACTTCTATATTCATTATGAAACTTTTACTCCATATGCAATACTATTTTTTTTGGCCATGTCAACCAATTGATTATATATTGAATCAGAGTCCACTTGATATGTTGTATTTAAAGAATATTTTTTCTTATTCATTTCTACTTGAGTTGGAAAATCTAAAGTTTCTCTTTTTTCTGAAAAAAATTCCTCTGGAGAAGAAACTGATTTATAGTGTGCTACAAACATTGTCATCCTTAATATGTGCTAAAGTCAGATTCATTATAACTTCCCTTTTCTTCCCTATGGGAAGCTACTTGCATTGATTGAACTTTATCAAGTAATTTTCTAGCCGACTCGGAAGCTATTCTTGCAGCACCCTCCATAGATTCGGCCAATTGAACGATCGCCTCTGCCGTTATCATTGCCGTGTACTCTTCTTCTGCAGCCTCTAAAGCATTAGCTTCACGCTCTGCTTCATTCTTGCCGGTTCTATTGGACTTGTATAATTTCTTATATCTTCCCTCAGACAATTTATAGCTAGCTCGAGCCATGCCAGCAAATCTAGTAACTCTTCCATATACGTTAGAAGTTCTAGCTACTAAACTAGCTAAATCAGAGATTCCCATATCGATAGAATTAGTGTCTGGTATATTAACAAAATACTGATCAGCATTTGTGCCGTTACCATACGCTGTTATTATTTCTTTTATTTGTGGGTTTAAAAACTCACTTAATAAATCGTTTAGCTTCTCTATTGATTGAAGATTCATTAGCCCTCTGTTATTTTTAGCATGCCGAGTAGGTCCGCCATATCGTTATCCATTATAGCTTCTTTTACTTTGATTTTCACCTTAATCAGATGTTCTCTTACAGTATTTGGATGCTCGGTAACTATTTGTGCTATTTCTGAAGATTTTCTGTTGTCTACAAATCTCCATTTCAACAACTGTCTTTCTTGTATAGTCAATTGATCAAAGGGTGGATAACAAGTTTCGCCTAAAACCCAAAACTCGTTTATCTCTTCTGCTCCAAGTATTTGCTCTAAGCTATATTCTACCGGAGGAGCTTTGAATCCAGGCTGAGTTTCGCCTTCTTCTTCTGTGTTTACTTCATCAGACAATAAGGGAAAGCTCTTCCTGCCTAATTGATCTATTAAGAAGTTATCTACATTCTTTTTAAGGAGGTAGAAGAAGTAGCTGTATAGAAACCCGCTAAATGGGATAGGACCTTTTTCGGAATCTTTTCTTTGGTATCTAGTTATACATTGAAAGAAGGTCATATTGACTGTTTGTCTGACATCTTCTTCGTCACCATACCTTCTTGCCATATAGTTAATGCCGTCGCAGACATTCATTGACATGTTTAAAGCCGGCTGGGTTTAATTGATTCTTCATTAGATTGAATCTAACAAAGTTGTCCTTAATGAATAGTGATGTAAATCGTCTGATGTCATAGTCGGAGAGATTATACTTAGAGTAGTACAGCATTGTGACATATTTGGTTAAGAAGTTATTAAATACCTTCAATAACTCATTCTGCGCTTTTTCACTTCCAGCTTTAGCTTTGGTAATCAAAGCCTGCATCTCGTCTTCACTTAGAGTGTAATATTGTTCCTTGTATGAGGCCATTATTTTCCTTCCCAGAGGGATAATTTTTCCATATAAGCATTTCGTATATCTTCGTAGTATAATACATTTGGTATTTCTATTTCTTCTGCAAATTTCTTAGCTGCAGTGGAGTACTTGCTTATTATGAAAGTTAGTTTATTAAAATCATCTTCATAATATCTTTTAAATCTTTTGAGTTTGATTTTGCTTTTGTCATCTAAATATCCTTTTATTTCTACCCATTCAGAAGATTTATTAATATAAAAATCTGGGATATAACCTTTGGTTCCCCTTTTAACTGGGAATGCAAATGTGGTAGGTTCAAAATCAAATTGTATTTTGTATGCGTTTAAGATTCTGGCGAAGTTGGCTTCCCAGTTTGATCTTAGGTTTAATCCAAGGTCTTTTCTGTACCCGGATTTAGTGTTTTTATAGGCATTTCCTTTGGAAGCTACCTTTTTCTCATCTTCTATCTCTAGAATTTGAGAGTCTATAAAATCTTGTTTTATCTTAGTAAAATCAGGATGCTTACGAAGATTAGACCTTTCCAAAAAAAAGTCTTCTGCAGTTGTAATTTCTGGTTTCTTCATGGTAACCTCTTAGTCATTAAGCATACCTACTAGTATACTTTATAAAAAAATAAAAAACAAGAAATTGCAACTATAGGTTGTTTTTCTTTTCCACAACAGATAGGATATCCACCATGAATACATTAAACACAATCATCAACAGCATCAGCCAAACAATCAACGAGAGCGTCATTGACGATCTTTCATCTGTCGGTTTCACCCATCGTGAAGCTACAAAGATGGTAGTAGAGAATAACTTCTCGATTCTTGCTGACTCATTGGAAGATGCTGTAGAAGCTTTCTAAGCTTCATTATAATTTAAAAAACCTATATAGGGTAAATATGGAAAAAAATTTTCGAGACCAAATTGGTTTTTATAAAATTTCTAAATTTACAAATTCAATAAACAAAAAAGCCGGGGCTAAAAACCCCGGCTTTTCTATTTGCCCATTCTTCTGCGTCTTGCAACCCCAGTAGCACAGGCACCGCTCTCAGCGTGCTCACAGAACCCGCAGACTCTCTCATTGCCGGTTGGAGAGAAAGATGTATCTTGCATTATTTTATTAATCTTTAATATCAAAGATTCTTTTGCAGTCTCTATATCTTCTTTTGAGAATAAGTGAAATTTTCTTTTACCAGATCTAAGGTAATAAAGTTCCGCTCTAATATTTTTATCAGGAAAGATTAAAGATGTAGCTATGGCATAAATGCCGAGCTGAAGATTATCTTTTATATTCTTCTGAGCAACTTCCCACTTACCTGTTTTGTAGTCTATGATATTGATAGTGTCTTCATCATAGACATCTACTCTGTCTATGTAACCGTTTATGGCATAAGTTCCAATGATAAACCTAAAGCCAAGTTCTTTTTCAAATATATCAAAGCTATCACCAGAATGTTTATCATAAAATTCAGATAATATATTAGTTCCGGCATCGATTAAAATATCTGGTATATTGCTCTGTGGGTCGAAACTATCTTTCTGTTTTTCATACTCAGAATAAAGGATATCTAAATCTAGATCCTTTTCTTTATCTACACACTCCTCAAGAACAGAGTGAATGATATTACCCAGAAGAGCTGCATCATTTGATGTTCTTGGTTCTTTTTGTATGTAAGAATAAAAATATTTTGATGGGCACATTGCATATGTGTCTAGCCTCGAGTAAGAAAAATCAACCAATGACAAAGATTCTAGGGGAGAAAGAGATTCTGCTGTTCTTACTACTATATTACTCATAGGGTATTATTGTCTTCACCAGGTGAATATATTTTAATTCCCTTTTCGTCGTATTCATTACCAAGTTCATCTATTGTATGCCCATTGTGCTTGTTAAGGTAGCTGCCTTCCCCAATAGGAATCCAGCCAGTTACCCCTAGCTCCATGAAGTCGTCTTCATTGTATGGCCACATCTTGGTCTCCTACTCTTACTTCGCACTCAGCAAATTTTTCTATATTTAAATAGTAATTCAAAACAAGATATAAGTCCTCAAGTTCTTTTTTACTCGCATAAATACCAGCTATACCACATTTGATAAAAAACTTATCCTCATACTGATGTACACCTTCGGCATATTCGTATATGCTGACGTTATTTCTTGTAATTTTTCCTGTATTTTCCATGATTAATCCTCTGTTATTGTTATTGGGTTAAAAGTTGGGTCATCCATTTTTTCTCTCATGTCTTTGACATAGGAGTCCCAATCTCTTTCATCTTCTGATTTCTTTTCATATTTAACCTCACCTTTAAATGGATTGGTTTTAAATCTAGTCACGAGCAGCTTGCCCTGCTTGGTTCTCCATCTTAGGACGCCGTTTTTGCAGTCGCAATAATCATCCGGATCAGGGTCTATGATTAGCTTTGGGTCATATCTACCACTGCATCCAGCACACTTGCTGTATCTTCCTCTGTCCTGGCATCTGTTGCATGATGAACAGAACTTCCAGCAGTCGTTTGTAACTGGGTTTTTTATAACGATTCTTTGTGTCATTTTATTCCTATTTTAAATTTAAGATTGATTGTAAATCTTTTTCTATTTTTAAAGATGTGGTTTTGTTAAACCTAAATGTATATTCTTTGTTGCCATCTATCATTTCTAGGAAAACCGTAGACGCTCCATTTGAATTATTAATTATATCATATATAGATTTGATAGTCTCATTAGAAACTAGTGAATTAGCTTTTAAGATTATCGGTTTACTACCCGTAAATATAGCGTTGTCTATTTTATCACAGGAATTAAAGATTAACTTAGGAGTAGCATTCTCTTCGTCACCATCCTTAGTTACCGAGCCAGAGAAAATAAAGATATCTCCATCAGAAAAATAGCTATCCACTATAGACTTAGCTTCTCTTGGGAAGATAATTATCTCTATAGCTGAAGTAAGATCCTCTACCTCGAGCTTAAACATCTTTGCACCCTTTTTGGTTATCATCTTTTTAACAGAGGTTATGATCCCACCTATTTTAAGTTTAGTTCCAGGGTTACATTCAGCTAACTCAAATATTTCTTTATCTACCTTAGGCTTAATGATTTCCCAGATTCCCTCAATAGGATGTTTGGATACGTAAATCCCTAATTCTAGTTTTTCTTTCTCCAGAATTTCCAACTCACGTCTTCTATTCATTTCAACTTCTTCTGTGAGTTCGATTAAATCATCAAAGCCACCAGCTGCAGCTAAGTGTTCAATCGTTGATTTTTTTAATATAGTTGGGTCACATCTTCTAAAGAAGTCATGCATAGAAGTGTATGGTCTATCCACATCTCTTGACCCAATGATTGCATCAGCTATAGAAGGGCCTATGCCATTAACTGCAGAGAGTCCAAATAGAATTTGATCATCCCCGATAACTTCAAAGTCATGCATCGAGTTGTTAATTGATGGTGGTAGTACTTTTAATGAAGATTTTCTACATTCAGATAAATATAAAGAAGACTTTTCTTTATTGCCGGCGACAGAAGTTAACAAAGCAGCCATGTACTGAGCAGTATAGTGTGTCTTTAAATAAGCGGTCATGTAACTAACCATTGCATAACTTGCAGCATGAGCTCGGTTGAATCCATAGCCTCCAAAGTATTCTATATCTGAGAAAATTTTATTAGCTTTCTCTTCAGTTATGTCTACATTTGATAGACAACCTTCTACAAAGTTCTTTCTTATTTTAGGAATCTTATCCATCTGTTTCTTACCGATAACTTTACGCAAGTCATCAGCTTCAGGAACAGTAAAGCCAGCAAGATCCTTGGCAACTGCTAATACATCCTCCTGATACAGCATGATGCCCAATGATTCTTCTAGAGCGTCTTTCATCTTTGGATGCTCATAGTCAATTGGAATACGACCATGCTTACGATTTATATAAAGCTTGTCCATCCCTGAGCCCATTGGTCCTGGTCTGTAGAGTGAGATCAAGGCCATAATTTCTTTGATAGTTTGCGGCTGAAGCTGAACCATTAACTGTCTCATCCCAGAAGACTCAAGCTGGAAAACCCCAATAGCATTACCTTTACAAAGTTCATCAAATGTCTTTTGATCATCTAACGGTATGTCGTCTAGGTCTATGTCAATATCAAGATTCTTTTTGATTAAACTAATGCATTGATCTATGACACCAAGGTTTCTTAGTCCCAAGAAGTCAATCTTAAGCAGCCCACATTGTTCGACTCTACCCATATCCCATTGAGTGATGATCGGGTTGCCAACCCCTTTCTTCATGATAGGAAGATAATCAGTAAGTGGACCTCTTGATATAACTATGCCAGCAGCATGAACTCCGGTTTGTCTAACAAGTCCCTCTAGACCGAATGCAGTGTCTACTATTTTTTTACTATCTCCATTTGAATCATATTCAGATTTGAATTCACTAACCTGCATGCATTCATTCAAGCTCTTTGCCACTCCTAAGACCGGTGGAGGCACCAACTTAGATACCTTGTCTCCAGTAGTGAAGTCATATCCAAGAGCTCTTGCAGCGTCTCTTATCGACTGCTTAGCTCCTGCTTTGTTGAACGTACAAATATGGGCAACTCTGTCATCACCATATTTGGTTCTGGCATAGTCGATAACTTTATCTCTATATCTATCGTCAAAGTCTAAGTCGATGTCGGGCATCGACTTTCTCCCCTCAACCAAGAATCTTTCAAACATCAAACCAAATTTAAGTGGATCTAAGT